CTATACTATGATCATAGACGTAGGGATGACTAAGCAACTGGACTAAACAACGATTCACTTGGACATGAACTAGGAGATAAGTGATGGACGTAGCAAACGAAACATTCTTGAAGAAGCCGGAACACATCGTCTCGCTCGCATCGTCGTGCGTGTTGGTGGACGTAGACACCCGAGTGTGGACTGCAACGATGCAGGATAAACAAATCAGCGAGGAGGTGACGCAAGCCAAGAAAGCCGACAGCGATGCGGGTAAGTTTGTGAAGCACTTGCTCGCCAAGAATCTGGAACACAAGCGAGTGTTGAACTATCGCCAGACGGTTTATAACTGGATGCAGCGACGGACGTACGACTGGGCAGGCAGTCAGAGAATCCTCCCAAGCGTAGAACTACCCCGCTTCATGAAGGAGTTTCAGCACCACGAGACTACCTTCAACGGACTGGTCGCGGACTTCATCAAGGCATACCCGAGCATCGTGTCGAACATGGCGTTCGTGGCACAGGGTGAGATGTTCAGGCGGGAGGACTACCCGTCAGTTAATGAAGTATTCAGCAAGTTTTCGATCCGGCTGTACACGAGCGAAGTCCCGCTTGGTGACTTCCGCTGCAAGATTGCCAACGAGTTGGCGTCTGATCTACAGGTTCATTACGAGCGACAGGCTCGTGACTTGGTGGATGGGATTATTAACAGACAGAAGGAGCAACTGATCGAAGTGATGAAGTCTCTCTCGCATTGTTGTGAGACGGAGACCGTCGTCGAGAACGGAGAGATCAAGATCAAGCGACGGAAACTGTACGACACCACTCTGCAACGAGCGATTGAATTATGTAACACATTCGCAGAGTTCAACGTGTCACGAGATCCTGCATTAGAAGAGGCACGTGTTTCCCTGCTGCGGGCACTCGAAGGTGTGACGATTGATCAATTAAGAGACAGCGATACCAAGCGTATCGTCGTGAAAGAAAGTGTGGACGACATCCTGTCCAAGTTTGGCGTTTGATTTTTGTAACGGACTTTTGATTTTTGTAACTAAAGAGGTGTGAATCATGGCTATCAATCTATTCGCTAACCCCGTCACCATCGACGAGGCATATACCCTGATCAAGACTCTGGGTACGACTAATACTTTCCTGTGCGTGGGTGAGCCGGGTATCGGCAAATCAACATTTCACTCACGGCTGAAGTCAGACTCAGACTACCCCGCCGACAAGTACGACCACATCTACGTGGACTTCTCCAACACGGACTTGGGTGACATGTTCATCCGCGCTCCGAACCGGGAGACTGGGGAGTTGGAGTTCTACCCGTCATCTCTCTTCAAGATGAAGTCAGGCAAGCCGAAGATCATCATGCTCGACGAGATCGGCAAGTGCGACAAGATGATGCAGAAGATGGCGATGCGTCTCGTGTTAGACCACGTTATCGGAGACGAGGAATTGCCCGAGGGTTCCATCGTGTTCGCAACAACTAATAACTTCTCTGACGGTGTGGGTGATGCGATCCTCGCGCACGGTGGCAATCGCGTGACGATCATCAATGTCAGCAAGCCGAACGAGAAACTGTGGAACGCATGGGCTACGGACAACGGCATCTCTGCTGTCATTCGTGCATGGGTGGCGATGAATCCACGAGCACTCGCGTCGTACCTTGACGGTGGGCAGGAAGATAATCCGTTCATCTTCAAGCCGGGTAATCGTGTGCTGTCGTTCGTCTCGCCACGTAGTTTGGCAAAGGCTGATCCGATTGTTCGCAAGCGTGATCTCATCGGATCGAAACTGACTCATTCATCCTTGGCCGGGACAATCGGTGTGGCTGCGGCTGAATCGATGGCTGCGTTCTTGGCACTTGAGAAAGAGTTGGTATCTGTCAAACAAATCTTGGCTGATCCCGACAACGTGGAGATACCCGAGCGCCCGGCTGCGTTGTTCATGACGATGTTCAATGCCATCGACACCATCGAAACACAAGATGACTTGAGCAAGTTCATGCGGTTCGTCAATCGCGTGAGATCGTCCGAGGTGCAAGCCGTGTTCTTCACCATGCTGTTGCAGTCCAAGCGTACGAGCCGTATCGCACGAGGTAATGCACAGGTGAGCGACTGGGCAAAGAGCAACTATGAGTTGTTGATCTGACGGAGGTGTGACATGGGACACGTAATGGTATTTGGTAAGAGATCGGCTACCGAAGAAGAGGTAGAACGCGCTCTGAACATGGAGATCGTAGTTGAACAGAAAAACTTATACGGGGTGGTGCGGTTCTATCCCGTGAATCTACTGGCGCAACAGTTTGCCAATCTGATGGGACGGATGACGTTCGATATCGGGCATCTGAAGCGTATCAAGGAAATGGGTATCTCCGTTGACGTTAAGCAAGAGGAAGTAGTGTTATGACTGACGCAACTACAGCATTGAAGAAAGCACACATTCGACTGATGCGCCACCCGGAGACTTGTCTGTACGGTGGGATCATGTTGATGGGTGAGTCAACAATCGAAGATGGCATCCCGACTGCGTACACGGATGGCAAGAACAAGCGGTATGGTCGTGAGTTCTTCCAGTCTTTGACGTTGCCCGAACAATCTGCGTTGGTGCTGCACGAGAATGGCCACGTGTTCTTGAAGCACATCCCTCGTCACATGGACTTGGTGAAGGAGAATCCGCGACTCGCAAACGTGGCGATGGACTTTGTGATCAATGACATCATCACGGAGATTGGCAAGAAGGCTCCTGATCTGGTCAAGTTACCGAAGGGTGGGTTGTACGATCCGAAGTATCACAACTGGTCGGTACGTGAGGTGTACAACGATCTCAAGGCAGAGATGGACAAGCGCAAGAAGAAAGGCAACGGACAAGGTGGACAGGGTACAGGCAGCGGGAAGAGTCCCGAGGAGATGCAGCCGCTCGACGAGCATGATGCGGAAGCGTTGGCAGGTGCAAGCGTTGAGGAAGTGCGGAAGTTGTCCGACGAGATCAGCGAGGCTATCCAACAGGGTGCGATGTTGGCCGGGAAGTTTGGCGTCAAAGTACCGCGCGTCATCCAAGACTTGATGACACCAAAGGTATCGTGGCGTGATGAGTTGCGTGAGTTTGTCTCCTCGACAACGAAGGGACGAGATGAATACACGTGGCGCAAGATGAATCGTCGCCGCATGGTTGATGATATTTACTTGCCAACTCTGGAAGCGGAGAAGGTAGGCGAGATCATCATCGCCATCGATACGTCAGGCAGTATCGGCAGCGCACAACTGACTGAGTTTGCGACCGAGATGATTTCGATCTGCGACATGGTGTCACCTGATCGGGTGCGAGTGATCTGGTGGGATCATCAGGTACGAGGTGAGCAAGTATTCAGCGACAACTACGACGGACTGGCAACGATGCTGAAGCCCGAGGGTGGCGGTGGAACTAGGGTTTCATCTGTGAGTGAACTGCTATGCAACGAGAACTGCAATGCCGAGTGCTTGGTTGTGTTCACAGACGGATACGTTGAAGACGATATCAAATGGCAGACGAACATCCCGACGCTGTGGATGGTGACACTTGCCCGTAACTTTACCCCGCCGAGCGGTCGGCTTGTGAAGATGGAGGTGTGAGATGAATCAAGAAACTAATATGGAAGAAGTGATCAAGTACGTTCGTGCGTTGGAAGAAATGGGTTGTGCTGTCGTGGTATTCACGCCCGAGGAGTTGCTAGATGCTGATCCTGACAAGGTGCAGGATCGTTTGATTGAACTAGGGCATGAAGTTATTCAGGACATGGCATGGATGAACAGAGTAGACGATGAAGACTAAGGAGGATGAGTTGATTCCTCCGCCTGACTTCAAGCGCACACACGTGACTAATTATGTTCTTGAACAGGACAGGAAAACTTTGGCACGCATCGAGCAAGCACGAAAGATGCGTGAGGATATGAAAGTACTACGGACTCAAGAGGTGAATCATGTTTGAGCAATTCTTTTTGAACGGTAAGTATTCTAACCAAGAGAAACTTGCTATCACTCGCCATGCGTTGTGGCCTGTGTATGCTGCGTTGCATAACGTGTCGGGAGGGAAGATCCGTATCTCGGAACTGACCGACTCGGGGAACATGCACTTTGCTTTGGAGAGCGGGTTGCAGATCGGGTTCGTCTATCGGATGCAGACGGAGAAGCGTTGGTACTACGCGCTCCGGTTCACGAGCAATCCGTTCGGCCACGACTACTACAACTACTCAAATGGCAAGCCCGACTTGCGTAGTGACAAGCCCAAGTATCTGGCCAACAAGATTAAGACTTCATTCAAGGATGAAGTGTTGGCTGAGGTGGAAAGCGTGGAGTACTCCATGATCAAACGAGTGGGTGAGATGATCAGCAGAGTCATCAACGACAACTACTCGAAACTGACGGAGAGTGTTTCGTCATACGAACGTATAAACGGTGACTTGTTGCTTGAACTTGCACGGCTCGCAGAAGGTGAGATCACTAGCGCAGATCTTAGCCAATACGCACGGGCTGAATGTACAACTAGACTCAAGGAATACAAGCAAGCGCAAGTGCAACGGGCTATCGACTTTGAAGATGTCGAGTCGTTCTATTCCCGTGACAAGGTGCTGATTACGAAAGATCTGTATGGTGGGCTGAACGTGACGTACTGTCCTGCTGATATCTGCAAAGACTTTCTTAATCAGGTCAAGCGTAATCGGTGTACGGATGTGAGAGCGTTGATCAATGATCGTACGCTGCATGGCAAGCCGCAGTTGGGTGGCGGCATGTGGTACAAAAGTCTCGACGATCTGCCTGAAGATCTGCGTACATCAGTCATGGCATCACTCGCTATGCTGAAGGCACACACGGGACAGAACGCACTCTTCCCTCGTACAGAATATGCGTCAACGACTTGGCGAGACATGGGTGCATCTGCTGTTACGTACTGGGCAGAGAAACATACCTACATGATTGAGGTGTAAGGTGGAGAACAGATTATTTGACAGGCTATATGCGTTCTATGATTTGAGAAAAGACATCTGGCGTATGCCCGTCAAGGTGCGGAGTGGTACGTACAAAGTGTGGACTGGGAAGGCCGATGACTACATTGTGATGCACTTCACAAACGAGACTTTGCCAGATCTATTAAAAGAACGCCTAGCCATAATCAATGGGTTTAACAGTAGGCACAACTGGCCGGTACAGGATGAGGACTTTGAGGTAGTGGGTATGCCGAAGTTGTTTATGTATCCACCACTCAAACCCGGCGTGGAGTTCCTGCCTGACGTTGGGTATCGGGTGAACGAGGAGTTCTACTGCGTGTACATGAGCAGCGAAGATAAGGATTCACTCAAGAGTGAATGGCTGCGTAAACCGAAGGAGGAAGTATGAGTACTACACCCGAGGGGAAAGTTAAATCCAAAGTAAAGAAAATCTTGGAGGACATGGGCGCTTACTACGCGATGCCAGTTACCGGAGGATACGGTAACTCAGGGGTTCCAGATTTCTTGATTTGTAAAGAAGGATTGTTTTATGCTATTGAGTGTAAGGCAAATGGTGGACGCCCGACTGCACTACAACACGCACACATGAAGGCTATTCGGACTGCGGGTGGCGTGGCGTTGGTCGTCGATGAAACTAATGTTGAAAACTTGAGAAAGGAGATTTTGAGTCATGTTAAAGGTAAGTAAGTCTGAGCAAATTCGTAAGTTGTACGACGAAGGTAAGTCGGTCAAAGAGATCAGGTCAAAGGTGAAATGCAGTCATGCGTTGGTCGCGGTTGTGCTGAACAACTACAAAAAGAAGTTGAGGAAGTCGAAGATCATCAAGGCTGTGACCGAGGTGAAGCAAGTGTTGGATAAGATTGATCAGAGAAAGACATCTGATCTGGTTAACAGTCCACCGCACTATCGAACGGGTGGGGTTGAGACAATCGACTTCATCGAAGCCAAAGATCTTAATTACCGATTGGGTAACGTGGTCAAGTATGTGAGTCGCGCAGGTAAGAAGTCTTCCGATCCGGTACAGGATTTGGAGAAGGCTGCGTGGTACTTGCAGCGTGAGATTGCAGCGAGGAAGAACGCATGAACGAGTACGACTTAAAGAAATATATTCTGTCAAAGTTTCCGAACATATTCCTCGCGCCTGTCGATGAATTGGAGTTAACGGTTCGCACTTCAAATTGTTTGAGGGCTCAGAGTCTGTTCACCATTGGCGATGTCGTTCAAAAGCAAAAGTATGAGTTGCTCTGCATACCCAATTTGGGTAAGAAGTCGATGGAGGAATTGGAAGAAGCATTGGCAAGAGTAGATCTAAAACTCGGTATGACGTTGAAGAACTTCCCTCCGAGTGATCTTGATGTCGTTGGCCTTGACGAACACGCCATTCCGGTCACAAGGGAGAAACTGATCAGGGCTATGCGAATTGCCGCACATCGTCTTGTGATCAACTGCGAGGTCGATGATCCGGCGAAGTCGATTGACTACGCAAAACTTATTGAGCAACTACATCGTTTGCTCAAGGAGGGGGAGAAATGATCCGTTGGCTGTTAGATTTCTTCAGGAAGCGTGATGAGTATCGCCGCAAAGAGTGGGCGCACGTGCCGCCCCCGAGTTGGGCAGCAAAGCGTGGTGGGAGGGAATACTGGTGAGACTTGCAGCAGAAAATACTTCATCCCCTACACACAACATGGACGATGCGGGTTGTCGCAGGATGTGGGCAGCGGTCGTCTATCAGGCTGTGAAGGACATGGAGTACGAGACTGGTAGGCGACCCGCTATCAACTGGATGTATTCAGATAGAACAGGCGTGGGTTCGATGCGTTGGATCTGCGACATGTTGGATCTGGATTACTACAAACTCACCCAGTTGTGTATGACTCGTGCAGGACGCGCCAAGATTCTGCGGTGGAATAAAGACGGCGACGGTAAGAAAAGTCCGAGATCAATGAAGAAGGGCTAATCATGGAAAAGAAGTACACCAAACCAACTAGGTACAACCTGTCGCTCTCATTTGAACAATACAAGTTCTTGTTGGAGCGTAAGAAGAAGGCTAGGGCTGAGAGGGAACGGATCAAGTACAAAGATCTTGTGAAGGAGTGGGGTGTCAAGCAGTACTACATGGCGACCGCGATGAACCGTGGCATCAAGCAGTACGACTATTTGATTTGGAAGGAAGAGCAGAATGCCAAACAGAATAGAAATTCCGTCTCGGGACTTCATCAAAACCGTAGCCCGAAAGTCAAAGTTGTTTATGTCCAGTCCGGATCGTATTGAGGCTGCTGAGAAGTTCTTTACCTTTGCTTACCGAGCCGGTGCGATGAACGAGGCCAAGCGACAGGAAGAAGTGATTAGGAAGTTACAGCAACAATTACGAGAACAACGTACACAGGAGCAACCGCGATGACCCGCGACGAAATTGTACAGATTGCATGGGATGTTGGGCTGTTTATGCGTTCGCAACAATCGCAAGATAAGCCGACCAAATTAGAGCGGTTTGCCGAGCGGATTGCCGCAGCCGAAAAGCAGAAAGTCGTGGTGTATATGAATTCCCGCGCTTTTGCTACAGGTCACGGCGACACGATTGATGACTTGCTGAAAGAGTTGGAGTGGCAGGTTGCGGAACGTGAACGTGAGGCGTGTGCGAAGTTAGCAGGGCCGCACTTAAACGGCGAGATTGCCGCCGCGATTCGGGCGAGGGGAGAGACATGAACCTGAAACTAGAATTAGAGAGTGAGTGCGTAGCCGGGATTGTCCGTGCTGAGATGAAGGTAATGATTCGATCCCTACGGGATGATCTAAAACGTCGTAAGGCAGGACACGGACTGGCGATATTCAGCACCGACAAGGCCGAAGATGTTGCGGAGATTAAGCGACATATCGCCGCATTTGAAACGGTACTTAAATACTACGGGTGACTTATGAAAGTTGTAGACGACGAGTCCCCACCGGGGGCATGGCGAGACGAGATGGCTCGGATGCCGTGGAAGTATTCCCAACAAGTTTCTGTGGAAAAGTCTTTAGCCAGTATCCGTAATGCGGGGCTGTTGCTTGAGGCCAACATTTTGGCTATGGAAATCAAGACCTTACAAGCGGAACTGGAGCATTACCGTAATCCAAAATGAGGTTTCTGCCGGGTAGAATATGTACCCATGAAGATCACCTATCGACAGATTGACGCTTCAGAACCCGAGAACAAGCAACTGCTGAAGGTAATGCAGAAGGCTTGTCTACCGGCAGACAGTCTGTACTTCCCCGAGGACGGGGTATGGTGGGCGGCCTATCACAAGAACGTAGCAGTAGGATTCAGTTGCCTGTCTCCGTCACAACAGTTGGAGGACGGTATCTATCTAGGCCGCTGCGGTGTGGTCAAAGCGTATCGGGGGCGTGGCATACAGCGGCAGATGGTTCGGCTAAGAATTCAATGGGCGAGAAGGCATGGGTATAGATGGGCTGTGTCGGACACCACCGACAACATACCGAGCGCCAACAACTTGATCTCATGTGGATTCAGACTGTACACCCCGAAGGTTCCGTACTCGTTCGCAAGAGCGTTGTACTGGAGGAAAAGACTTTAGGGGGTATCGTGTTCAAGGATCCAGTTGTACGTAAGGCCAAGCAGAAACTTTATTCAAAAAGATATTACGAGAAGAATCGTAAGAGCATTATCAAGAAGGCCAAG